TACCTAATACGTGTGCGAATGTAATTACTTTAATGTCATGTTTCTTAAGTAAGTCTTCTGCTTTCTCAAGATCAAGGTTTAGTGTTTCATATTCAATATCAAGAAACACAGGAATGAAGCCCGCTTGCAGGGTGGGGTTGAGTGTGGTAGGGAACCCTGCAATGGGCATGAGCACTTTCGTGCCCGGGGGGAAGTTATGACCTCTCTTACTTTTAAGAGCTGTCATCATAAGTAAGTTGGCTGACGATCCTGAATTAGTTAGGACACCATGCTCTTTACCTAAGTATTTTGGAAATTTGTTTTCAAATCTGAGACAATCTTTGCCCATCACTAACCAACCATCAAGAAGTGTGCTTGCTGCAGCTATTATTTCTTGATGATCATAATATGGACCAGCATAATTAACGAAATCTTTTCCTGCTGTCCAGGTCTTGGCAGCATTCTTTTCTTTCACAAACTCTTCAATCAAACTCAATATATTTTCTTTACTCATTATAACCCCATTAATAAATAATTTTTTTCTTAAATTCCTCTACCAATTCCTTACGTTCTAATGGTTGTGTGCCTGGCCAATGAACCAACCAGTCACCTTCTTCCCACTGACCACGTTCACCATGAACGTCAACAGTTTCCATGTAATTCCATGGTGGAACCTTATACATCTTATACTCATAACTGTTCATAAAATTCTGAGGCATGATCTCCATGATGTCAGTATATGTTGTTGCTGAGTCTAGCATGTACTGTTGTTCTTTATATTGGTGGTCTTTATATTCTGGCATGTGATCCATAATATCTTGTAACCACTCTTTAGCTTCTTTTGTATTCTTAATTAAGATGCTATCACAATTGATTGCGAAATTGAAGTCTGCACTCATAATGATATTAACACCTTCTGGGACTTCTTTAATCTTATCTTCAATTCTAGTATTGAAGTTTGTGACCATTGAGTCTGTTCCTGTCCACCAAATCCATTCAATGTCTGGATACTCATCTAAAGTATCAATTAAGAATTGTATCTTTTCAAAGCCTGGAGGAAAGCCATAAAAGTCATCTGTCTTAGCTAGATATCCATAGCCATGCTTCTCTGCATATTGGACTTTATTATTTTCCCATGTTTCGTCTGCTAGGGCTCGGTAGTTTTGATCGTGGATTGTGGCTAGAATTATCATAAATTTATCTTCTCTTTCAATTCAAGGATTTTGTTTTTCAATTGGAAACCATACTTTACCCACGCACTATTGTCAAACACTTCGTTGTGATCATAGTCATGAAATACTGAATCTGGGATCTGAGCGCCTGGAGCTTCAGGTGGACGATCTGCTGTTGATCCTCTTGCTTGCTTCTTAGTTTTAAAATACTCTAAACTTTTACATTGGTAATGATTAAGTCTCATCACTTCATGACAAGGTTCAACTCCTGCATTGTGCCCTGCATGAGGTGGAATTTCTCTACCCCAGAAGTCTAATGTTCCAAATTCTGTTGTAAAGACATGAGGATTAGTGCCTGAAACTTTACCAGCAAGTCCTCTACCTTTTACGATAGACTTCATGTGATGGTTAGTACTTAAGTTTAAAGGACCACGATGTTCATAACTTTGTAAGACTAATTCTGGATCATCTATATATCCACTAGATCCAAACTGACACCAATAGACTCCAAACGCAGAACAGTTCCAATCTTTTCGTTCTTCAAGAACTTCTCTTAATGTAAAGCGGTCTAATGGAAAATAAAACTCATCCATATCAGCGAAGACTAACCAATCTGTTGTAGGTAAGACTTCAGTTAGAGCATGCTCAAGCATTGGATAATGAACATTATATCCTTCGCGATTATGTATTTCGATGTGATAATGACGAGCAAGACGGCGCCAGAGTCCTTCTGTGCCGTCTTCACTCATGTGATTGTAAATGACAAATCTATCTACCCCCTGTAAGAGGTAGTAGGCCATCCATTCTAAAATATATTTTTCTTCATTCCGTTGCATTGAAGCGACGGTTATCATATCTCTCATTTTAAGCCCAAACGTCACCTTCCCATTTACCAGTCAATGAACCTTTAGCATAATCAGTTGATCTTGCTTCAAAAAAGTTACTATGAACTGGTGCATTAATCATCTCTTCTACCCAAGGTAGAGGATTCTTTTTGCGTTTAAAAATACCCTTCATGCCAAGACTAATTAGACGTCGATCAGCAATGTATCTGATATATTCTTTTACATCTTCTGATTTTAGATCTCTCATGTCTGAACCAGAGAATGATAAGTCAATAAACTTATCCTCTAACTCAACCATCTTTTCTGCTATTGTATATATACGAGATTTTAGTTGATCATTCCAAATTTCATTATTTTCTTTAATATATTCTCTAAATAATTTAATCATGTTTTCAGCATGCTGAGTTTCGTCAACAATAGACCAGGTCACAATCTGACCCATGCCTTTCATTAAACCATGGCGAGGAAAATTAAGAAGCATAATAAAGCTACTAAAAAGCTGCATGCCCTCCGTAAAAGCACTGAAGACGGCGATGTGTGCTGCAGTTGACTCTTTGTCACCATTTTTCGAACTGAGTTCTGTAACATAGTCGTGCTTATCCTTCATTTCTTGATATTGTAGAAATTCATTATAAGTTGACTCAGGCATCCCCAAAGTCTCAATCAAGTGACTATATGCTGCAATGTGTAATGCTTCGCGTGCAGCAAATCCCATTAACATCATTCTAATTTCTGGCTGTGGAAAGTAAGGTAGATAGTTTTTAACATATCCTCCAGCAACATCGATGTCACCTTGTGTAAAGAATCTAAAGATATTAGTTAAAAACTTCTTTTCTTCATCAGTCAGTTTCTTCTTCCAATCCTTAACATCTTCCATCATTGGAACTTCTGAATGAAGCCAGTGACTTTGTTCGTGCTTAAGCCAAGCTTCATATGCCCATGGATAACTAAAAGGCTTGAAGAAATCTCTTGTTTCGGTAAGTTTGTATTTTGTTGTCATATTAGTTACACCAGCTTTGCTTAGCTTCACCGAAGTATGGACGAGCTAGGTTATTCTTAATAAGTAATGAACTTAATCTTTGACCATCGATGATAACATCTCCTAATACTCGACCTCCAAATTTGTCCCAGTCTACTAATTCAACTTGGATTTGTTTTGCATTGGCTACTGCTTTCTTAGTAAAGTCTGTAGCTGCTTGACCACGTTGTGCTTCAATATCACACTTAGCACGTGGAGCTTTTTCAGGTGTATCAACGCCAAGAATACGAATAGATAATTGTGGCTTTAGTGGTGCTGGTAAGTAAGGTGCGTCAATAACTACTGTATCGCCATCTTTAACAGCCAATACTTTGAAGTTATGTATTTTTCCTTCTATTGTTTTTGCGGCGAGGCTTAGTGGTAGTAGTAGGAGTAAAGCCAAAAGGGTTAGGTTCTTTTTCATGCGGTGTATTTTCCTTAATTAATTCTGGTGAGTGTTGTGGAACTTCATCATCGAGCTGGTCTTTTTTCAACTTCTCGAGGTCATATGTTCTGTTTCTTAAATCTGAACTGCTGTATGTATGTTCTCTTGGATGATAGAATAGCTCTATACCTCGATCGATACAGTATTGTTTGCCCGTGAAATCTCGATTTAGGTATTCCTCGGACAAAAACCTTATGTGTATTGTTTGTGTTTGGATTAAGTTTAGAAGCTCAGCTTCTGTATCATAAACTAAAATCTCATCAACATACTTACATGCTTGTAACTGAACATACCGTTCATAAATTGATTGGACTGGTTTATTTTTAACTCCAGGTCTATCTATTGTAGGATCTACTTGTAATGCTACCTTCAAGTAGTCACACATTTCTTTTTCCATCTTTAACATTGTAACATGACCAGCATGTAACAAATCAAAGCTAGAACAATTAAATCCAACTTTCATATTATCACCTAAACATTGGTCCGTGGACCCAAGTTACTAAACTATATCTTGTACCTTTTGTAACTGGCGTTACTTCATGTAATACATAACTAGGAAATACTACTAACTGACCTTTTTTCTTAGGTGCAGTAGCAGGATCTTTTGATTGGTAGAGTAAAAGATCTCCACCCTCATATTCATCTGCAGCACTAAGTTGTAATGTAATACTTAATTTACGACTTGCTGTTGCATGAGGAATACCCATAGAGCAATCCATGTGCTTTCCGTAAAACTCTTTACGACTACTATCATAGCTTGTAAACTGTAATGGTTCAAACTGATTAAGATCAAACTTAAAATAATTTTCATTAATGTTGCCAATGAGATCTATCATTTTATTAAAGAGCCAATTTGTATCTTCGTTAGGATAGAACCAACCTATCTTACAAGTACGAGTCGAATGTTTTACTGTGCTTTCTTCTTTAGTATTAACAATCGCTTCTTCAGCTTGGAGTTTGATACCTTGTGCTATAATTTTATCTACCTCTTCATTAGAGAATAGAACATCAGTTGCAACCATAAGGTGTGCAAGATTATTACTTATAGTTTTGGTATCCACTTAACCC